TGCATGAATGGAACAAGCATACAGGTAAACATATTAGAAGATACAAAAGATGAGCTGGGCAACTGATAAATTAATAATGCTACAAACAGATGAGCTAGTGCCATATGACGGCAACCCGCGTGAACATAGCCCCGAGCAAATAGTACAAGTAGCTAAAAGCATACAAGAGTTTGGCTGGACTATGCCTATACTTATAGATGAAACAAAAGAAGTTATTGCTGGACACGGCAGATTGTTGGCAGCACAAAAGTTAAATATATCTAAAGTACCATGCTTGGTTGCAGAGGGCTGGTCAGAGGCACAAAAAAAAGCATATTGTATAGCAGATAATAAACTAACGGAAAATAGTAAATGGGATAAAAGCTTTTTAAAATTAAATTTAGAGTTTTTAGAAGACGCAAACTTTGATTTAGAAACTACCGGCTTTACTTTAAACGACATAAAAAGCATATTAAACCCATATGATGACTTTACAAAAGGCGCTTTAGAAGAAAAGTTTGGTGTACCGCCATTTAGTGTTTTGGACACAAGGCAAGGTTACTGGCAAAAAAGAAAAGCAAGCTGGGGTGATATTATTAGCGACTTTGGCGAAAGCCGGCAACATACCCTTAGCAATAGTGGCATAATGTCTGGTATAAATAAGGGCGTAAGTATATTAGACCCTGTGCTTGCCGAGCTTATGACACTTTGGTTTACCCAAAAAGGCTTTAAATGTTTTGACATTTTTGCTGGCGATACTGTGTTTGGATATGTAACCGCTACACTTGGTAATGTTTTTACCGGCATAGAGTTACGGCAAGAGCAATGCGACTTAAATAATAAGCGCTGCAAAGACTTAGCTGCTAATTATATTTGCGATGATGCACTAAACATAGATACACACATAAAAGATAATAGTAAAGATTTCTTTTTTACTTGCCCACCATATGCTGATTTAGAGGTATACAGCGACCTAGATAACGATTTATCTAATATGGAACACGATGAGTTTTTTAGTGTTTACCAAACTGCAATGGGCAAAGTATATAAAAAGCTAAAAGATAATAGATTTGCTGTGGTAGTTGTAAGCGAGGTAAGGAATGATAAAGGCGAGTATATAAGCTTAGTGCCTAAAACTATAGATATTATGCAGCAAAGTGGTTTTACTTATTACAACGAAATAATACTTGTAAATGCTGTTGGCACGCTTGCATTTAGAACTAATAATGCAATGCAAAGCAGAAAGATAGGTAGAACACACCAGAATATATTGGTGTTTTATAAAGGCGATATAGGGGAAATAAAAAATGTTTTCACAGAACAAAGAGGCTTTACATACGACTAAAGGCAGCTTAGTTACTGCTGATATATGGTTGCGTGATTGGGTAGAAACTTGGCATTTAATGGAAACAATAAATAAAGGGTTAAAGCTATCTAAAACTGAAGTAGTAAAAGTAGTACACCATGCTTTTAACCCACAAGGCGATACAGTAGTTTGGATATTAAGCGAAAGCCATTGTGCATTACACACTTACCCAGAACAAGTTTATTTTAGTATAGATGTGTATACATGCGGGTTTACAGCAGAGCCAGATAATTTAATAAACCACCTAATAGAAACATACCCTACTAAAAAAGTACATACACATAAGCTGGAAAGAGGTTATTATTAGTGTTAATATTCTTAACAATGTAAACTTTTATTTTTACTCTATAAAAAGGTATGCCAAAAATAGTAAACAAAAGCGAGGAAACAGCTAGAATGGTAACGCAGTTATCTGGGCTAGGTATACCCCATGAGCAAATATGCGCTATACTAGATATTTCAAAACCAACGCTTTACAAGTATTATGGTGATGAACTAACAAAAGGTAAGGGGACAGCTAATGCGAAAATTGCAGAAAATCTTTATAAAATTGCTACGGGAGTTGGCAGAGAGGCAGTTACCGCGTGTATATTCTGGCTCAAGACACAAGCCCATTGGAAAGAAACCAACATTTTAGAAGTAAATGACACTACAGAAGAAAACGACAGATTTAAACAACTTATTAGCGACATACGAACAGCTAAACTCGCAGAAAAACAAAAAGGCAATAAACTTAATCATTAGTTGGTACAGCCAAGCCAGAAAACAGCAATTAGTAATAGATAATCCAAAGTACAATGTATACTTATTTTTGGCTGGTCGTGGCTGGGGTAAAACACTTACTGGAGCATGGGACATATTACAGTATTGCTTAGTAAACCCTAATGTAACTTGTGGGGTAGTAGCACCAACTTACAGCGACTTAAAAAGGGTTGTTTTTAGTGGGGATAGTGGACTGTTAAATATACTTGACCGTGAGCTATTGGATAGTAGCGGTTATAATAAATCAGATGCGGAAATACATTTTTACAATGGTAGTAAAATAATTGGCTTTCCAGCCATAGAACCAGATAGGCTAAGGGGCGTACAGTTTCACCGTGTTTGGTGCGATGAGCTTGCAAGCTGGCGTTACGCAGAAACTTTTGACAATATACTTATGGCATTGCGTTTAGGTAAAGAGCCAAAATGTATTATTACTACTACACCCAGACCAACAAAGCTAATAAAAGATTTAGTTAAGCGCAGAGATGTAAAGCTTATACGCGGCAGCACTTTTGAAAATATAGACAACCTAGCGCCTAGCGCCATACAAATGTTAAAGGAAAGGTATGAGGGTACTACTATTGGTAGGCAAGAGTTATACGCAGAAATAATAGATATAAACGAAAACGCTTTATTTAAAGCTAACAACATAGAAAGCAACAGGGTAAAAAAAGCACCAGAACTTATAAAAATTGTGGTAGGTATAGACCCCGCCGTAACTTCCAATAAAAATAGCGATGAAACAGGTATTATTGTTGCCGGTAGGTGCGCTGATAATCATTACTATGTCTTAGATGATAAATCTGGTATATTTTCTCCTGATACTTGGATTTCTAGAAGTATTGAGCTATATTATAAACATCAAGCAGATAGGATAGTATGCGAAGTGAATAATGGTGGCGACTTAATTTTAAAGCTGTTGAGGGTACAAGATAGCACCGTACCTTATCACTCTGTTAGGGCAAGTAGAGGTAAGCTTACAAGAGCAGAGCCAGTAAGTAGCTTATATGAGCAAAATAAGGTACATCATGTTGGTTACTATAGAGAACTAGAGGAACAAATGTGTAACTATACAGGCGAAAGCACAGAAAGCCCCGACAGATTAGATGCGTTAGTTTGGGCTATTACCGCATTGCAAAGTAGTGGGCAAGCAGTATTTAACATAAGTTGAGGGGTATATGGGATTATTTGATAGATTTTTTAAAAAAAATGAGCAGATACAAACCAAAGAGGCACCAAAATTATTTTTAAACCAAATAAACGCCTACGCACAAAAAACCAGCAAAGACTATAAAGCTTATAGTAAGGACGGTTACCAAGAAAACGCAATAGTACATAAGTGTATAAGCTTAATAGCTACTAATGCTAGTGCATGTAAAATGAATGTTTTTAGCGGTGATACTTTACTTGAAAGTCATGAGCTGATAAGTTTATTAGAAAGACCAAACCCGCTACAATCAGGTGTAGAATATTTCCACAGTCTTATATCTTATTTATTAATATCGGGAAATACATATCTACTGAAAGATACAGAGGGGTTTAGACCGCCAAAAGAATTATATTTGCTTAGACCAGATAGGATAGATATTAAGTCGGGGCAAAGCTACTTACCACATTCATACAAATATGTAATTAATGGTCAAGTGTTAAAAACATATGATGTAGACCAGACAACAGGCTATAGCGATTTAAAGCATATAAAACTCTGGAACCCACTAGATGACTTTTATGGGTTATCACCTATTGCTGCAAGTGCATATAATATTGACCAGCATAACTTAGCTGGTTTAAGTAACTTAGCTTTACTAAAAAATGGTTGTATGCCAAGTGGTATGCTTAAATTTATGCCCAAAGATGACACAGGGCAAACAGCTACACTAACTGACGAACAGCGCGCTAGAATATTAGAGGATTTAGAATTTAGATTTAAAGGTGCAAATAACTCTGGGCGTGTAATGCTAGCAGAGGGGGACTTTGATTATAAAGCTATGGGCTTATCGCCAAAAGATATGAATTTTTTAGAACTACTTAATATGAGTGCAAGGGAAATTGCATTGGTGTTTGGAGTACCGGCGCAGTTGGTTGGTATTGCAGACCAGACCTATGCCAATGTTGCAGAGGCAAGGCTTGCGCTTTACGAAGAATGTATTATACCGTTATTAATGCGAGTGCAAAGCGACTTAAACGAATGGCTAGCACCGTTGTATAGCGACAAACTAGAAATAAAATATGATATAGACAGCATTCCAGCAATGGCAGAAAAGAGGCGACAAATATATGAAAATGTTAATAGCGCAGTTAACACAGGTATTATTACTAGAAATGAGGCTAGAGAACGACTTGGGCTTGAGCCAATTAATGGTGCTGATAGCTTATTAGTACCGGCTAACTTATTTCCACTTGGTGAGGCTACAGAAAGTGAAGATGAACAGCCAGAACAAGATGCAGAGGACAGCCAAAAAGATTACGACTTTGCTTATGGTGAGGAAGAAGTTAAAGAAGAAGTTAATGTCGACACTTACACTAGCTTGGAAGAGGCACAGGAAAGAGCAACCGAAATTGGTTGTGTTGGTACACATAGCCACACTTACATAGACGGCACTACTGTTTACATGCCATGCGAAAGCCACGAAGATTATGAAGATGCTTTAGGTAAAAAAGCTTTGGCAGATTTAGACTTAAAGCCTACAGCAGCAATGGCAAACGAGGCACAGCGTGGTTTAGACTGGCGCAAAGAGTTTAACAGGGGTGGCACTAGCATTGGTGTTACTAGAGCAAACCAATTAACTAACAGGGAAAGTTTATCACCAGACACAGTATTGCGTATGTTTTCTTTCTTTTCTAGGCATGAGGTAGACAAACAAGGGCAAGGGTTTAAGCCAGACCAAAAAGGCTACCCAAGTGCTGGGCGTATTGCTTGGGCATTGTGGGGTGGTGATGCTGGTTTTAGTTGGGCAAAAACTAAGCGTAATCAAATAATGCGCGAAAGAGGCGAAAAGGGTTATGATGATGAGGAAGAAGATAAGTCTGTAAAAGTTACAGAAAAAGTAAGAAAAGCTTTAGCTAAAAAAGTAAAAGACCACAACGATAAACACGGCGATAAAAAAGGTAAGAAAGTTACATTAGGTATGTTAGCTGCAAGTTTCCGTAGGGGTGTTGGTGCATATAGAGGCAACCCTAGCTCGGTTAGACCAAGTGTAAGGGCAAGTGGTGGTGAAGACCGTTGGGCTTACGCCAGAGTGAATGCTTTTCTTTACGCTGTAAGAACAGGTAAGTTTAGAAGTGGTAAGTTTGACCAAGACTTGCTGCCAAAAGGACACCCACTAAGCACAAGGAAGTAATATGTATCGCTTTGGTAAAACAAGTTTACAAAGATTAGAAACTGTACACACAGCACTAAGGGAAGTTTGCTTGCTAGCTATAAAATATTCTACAGTTGATTTTGGCATAACAGAGGGACTGCGCAGCGAAGAAAGAGCAGAAAAACTTATGCAAGAGGGTAAAAGTAAACTTGGTAAAAAGTCAAAACATTGTTATGGTTATGCAGTAGACATAGTTTGTTATGATGAAAATGGCAAAGTTACTTGGGAGCTAGATTACTATGCAGAAGTGGCAAAGTATTTCCAAAAAGCAGCAGAGGAGTTAGCTGTACCTATGCGCTGGGGCGGTAATTGGAAAGTAAACGACTTTGAGTTAGATGCTGAAAATAAATTTGTAGATGCAGTACACTTTGAATTAGTGTAATTATGAAAGGCACAAAGGGTGGTAATTTAAACAATCTTAAAAAGATACAACGCGATAGTGAGGGTAATGTTTTACAATGCCCATTCTGTTTTAGCACACACCTAATACGCAACGGTAATGACGGCAATACTTCTAATGCCCCACAAAGGTGGAAGTGTAAAGCTTGCGGCAAAAAAACTGTAAATCCAAAAGTATCAACTAAGTATGAAATAGAAAATCCTTTTACGGAAAGCGATTGGGACTGCGTAGATGACTTAGTTAACCACAGATTAAAAGTTTTTGAAAAAAAAGAAAAAAGAGAAGTTAACGAACAATTTTTAAATATAACTATAAAAGATGCAAAGCCTATAGGTATATATATACAAGGCGACCCCCACATAGATGATGACGGCACAGACTTGCCAAGCTTAATTAAGCACATGGATATTGCTAATGCAACAGAGGGCATGTATACCGCTAATGTTGGCGATTTACAAAACAACTGGGCAAGGCGTACTAAGCTAGAGGGGTTATGGGCTAAACAATCTACAACAGCAGAGGAGGCTTGGGCGCTTACTGAATGGCTAGTAAATTATCCAAAAGACTTAATATGGATTGTAGCCGGTAATCATGATATGTGGAGTGGTGTTGGCGACCCGTTAAAATGGATTATGCGACCTTTAAAAACAACTTATGCACCACACAACTTACGCATAAAGGTAAAACTACCAAAGCATGATGTAAGGGTTAATTGCAGCCACGAATTTAGGGGGCATAGCATATACAACACAGCGCATGGTATAGTAAAGCATGCCATATTTAATACCCGCGACCATTTATTGGTGGCTGGGCATAGGCATATATCTGGTTACATGCCGGTAAAAGATGCCAACTCGGATATAACGATGCATTGCGTACAAGTAGGTAGCTATAAAAAATATGATGATTATGCAAAGCAATTAAACCTACCTAATAAGATGTTATCACCTTGCGCCGTTGCTGTATTTAATACTTACTTGCCAGATACACACCCCGACTTTATTAAAATATTTTGGGAAGTGGAACAGGGGGCAGATTATTTAACATGGTTAAGAAATGCAAAAAAATAAATTATATTTAATAAAGTGGCTAGACCACACCGGCAACTCTGGCTGGGTAACAGATTTAAAAGATGAAGAACCAGCAGAATGTTTAACCATTGGCTGGCTGGTAGAGGAAACTAAAAAGTCATATAAATTAGCAGATACACAATCAGGTAATATGGTTGCTGGGTTAAGTGTTATAATAAAATCTTGTATACTAGATGTTTGGGAAATAGATTTTTATGACGAAAAAAGAAAAACAGCACCTAGAAAAAGTAGCTAGTTTAGGTTGTGTTGCCTGTAGAATATTAGGGTACTTTGGCACACCGGCAGAAATACACCATATAAAAGGCAAAAATATGTTAGGTAAAAAGGCAAGC